GAATCAAAGGCGAAGGCTGTGTTAAGATTTCGCCGAAATCAATCGATGCGCTACAATTCCACCATGGAACCCCTCCCTCAAACTGACGAAATCTTGCAGCGCTTGGCTGAGGGTGAAGGCCTGGCCACCATCTGCCGTGACGACCACATGCCCTCCGCTGGATCTGTCCACGCTCGCGTGTTGGATGACGCTGTGTTTGCTGATAGATACGCGCGCGCGCGCCGCATTGGGCTGGACGTAATAGCTGAGCAGATTGTACAGATAGCGGCGGATGACAAGCGCGATGCCAACAGCCGGCGTGTGGAAGTCGATGCGCGCAAGTGGCTGCTGTCCAAGCTCCGTCCCGACAAATATGGTGACCGCCTGGCTGTCGATGCGCGCGTGGAGCACTCAGCCGGCGCGGAGATCCTTGCAGCGCTACGGCAACGCCGCGGGGCCGAGCAAGCCGAGCCGGCCGCCATCGAGGCTGCTATCCAAAGAGAGGATTGATCGCGGCGTGCACCAGGTCCATGCTGGGAGCATGGAAACCATACTGATTCTGACGGTGTTCTTTTCGCTGATCGCTACGACGGTGGTCTTGGCGTGCAGCTTCCTGGGAGTGTTCGACAGCAAGCCCGACCGCTTGGAGTGCGAGCGGCTGCGCAACCTGCCGGCCGGACAGAGCAAGGATTACTGAGGCATTGCAGGGAAGGGCGGCAAGTGAGCGCGTTTACGCTCAGTCTGCCATTTTCGCCAAGATTGCGACAATTCCCGCTGTTGGCGCCGCTCTTGTGGCGTGGGATAGATTGGTTCTCTGGGTTTTGCGCGAGTCCACTTAAGCTTGGACATAAACCGAACACAACTGTCCCTATATCAGTAAGAAGCAAGTGGATTGCCAAACTTGGCAAGCCGAATCTCGTGATTTCCGCCGCTTTAACTTCCGCGGTTTCCGGCTGCGAGTCGCTTACTCAGCTATCGGCGATTCAGCCGTTCTCCGAGATCCCCAAACCAGCACCCAAGATTCACCCTGGGGAGGACGCCGGGCCTTCATCGTGCGATCCCGCGGCGCTCTGCTGGCCGAAACTGCGCTTCCCACGTTCCGCCCGCCCTGCCGTCACGCGTGACTCAGCAGAGCGCGGCGAAGGAGGATATTATCGCCAATCGCCCGGATCCGTCAAGCATCCAATCTCTACTGGGATAAGGGTGATTGGATGCCGATGGTGGGAAATGGTGGGAAATGTCAAGAGTCACAATCGCAACCCGTTGAAACTACAGCGTAAAAGGAACCGCCAATAGTAGTTACTGCAACTACTCCCTAAGGAGAGATTGATCCCGCTTGACGCCTGCCCCGCGCCGCGCTATCCTTTGGCCGATGTGGACCTCCGCGACCTGGCAGGACAACCTGGAGCGCATTCGGCAAATCCAGGCGCGCCGGAAAGCCGCCCAGCTCGCCGGGTGGAAGCGCGAGCTCGAGCGCGCTGCGCGAAGACGCGCCGTCCGGCGCAGCCGTCAGGCTCAAGACCGATGGATGGACGCCAAATCCGCCCGGTGGCTTGACAGTCTTCGCGGGCGGTGAGACCATCGTGGGCATGAACTGGCTCAACCTCATTACATTGATCCTGCAAACCGCGGACGCCGATCTGCCGGCCATCGAAGCGTTGATCGAAGGCATCAAGGGTGCAACGCCGCAGCACCAGGCGACGGTCAACAAGGCGGTATCGGCAGCGCTGACCAAGTAGTAGCCGTGGCGGACCGCTGGCAAGGCTTAATGTACGTTCGTGAGGGTGTTATCTCTCTGGGCGGCGTGGCGCGGGATCGCGAAGGCCTGCCATGGACGGCCGTCAAGCTGGACATGCAGGCTGGCCAGGTACCTCTCGGCGACTTCCCGCAACTTGAGGACGCCAAGAGAGTGGTGGAGCAAGCTTGCCGATCGAAGTAGACCGGGCACTCTGCAAGGCAATGGCGGAACTGTACGCCGATCCGCTCGCCTTTGTGGAGTTGGCCTTTCCGTGGGGCAAGCCTGGACCGCTGCAAGACGAGAGCGGCCCGGACGCCAACCAGGCCGAGTTCCTGCGCAGCCTGGCGGATGAAGTGCGGTCGCGGCGGTTCAATGGACGCGATCCGGTACTGCCCGTGTTGATGGCCGAGACGTCCGGCCACGGCACGGGCAAGTCTGCGATGGGGGCCTGGATCACCTGGTGGATACTGAGCACCAGGCCTTCGAGCAGAGGCACAGTGACGGCCGGCACGTATGCGCAGCTTGATGCGCGGACGTGGGCGGCAATCCAGTGGTGGGGCAAGCTCTGCGTTACCGCGGGGTGGTTCGACATCCAGGCGCACGGGATCTACAGCCGGGAGGACCCGGACTCATGGAACTGCGTGGCGCAGACGTGCAAGGAAGAGAACGCGCAGAGCTTCGCGGGACAGCACGCGCGGAGTTCGACATCCTGGTACCTGTTCGATGAAGCGAGCGAGGTGCCGAACAAGATATGGGAGACGGCCAGCGGAGGACTGACGGACGGGGAGCCGATGTTTTTCGCGTGGGGGCAGTGTGTTAGAAACACGGGGGCATTTTATGAAGTCTGCTTTGGCAGCCAGCAAGCGCGGTGGAACACCAGAAGGGTTGACAGCCGCACAAGCAAGTTTACAAACAAGCAGCTTATCAAGCAGTGGGCTGCCGATTACGGGGAAGAGTCGGATTACTTCAGGGTCCGCGTGTTGGGGATGGCCCCTTCCGCTTCTGAGTTGCAGTACATCGACAGATCGAGGGTCGATGCAGCCCGGAGACGGACTCTTCGAGACAATCTTCAAGACCCTCTGATCGCCGGATTCGACGTAAGCGGAGGCGGCAAGGCGTGGAACGTAATCCGGTTTCGCCGCGGGCTGAATATGGCAACTAAGCCGGCTATCCGGATACCGGGGGAACAGGACCCAGATCGGACGCGGCGCATAGGGATCTGCGCAGAGTTGCTGCGCGACCAGCGCCCGGACAGCCGGATCGCGGCGATGTTCGTGGATACGGCCTTCGGCGCTCCGATTGTGCAGAGCTTGCGCTCGATGGGGTTCGAGAACGTGTACGAAGTGGCGTTCGGGGGGGAGTCGCCCGACCCGCATTGTGCGAATCTGCGCGCGTTCATGTACTCGAAGCTGAAGGACGCCTTGCTCCAGGGCTCCATCCCGGATGACGAGAGCCTGTGCCAGCAGTTGTGCTTGCCTGGCTACCACATTAAGCTGTCGGGAAGTAAACTAGTTATCGAGAGCAAGGCAGATATCCAAGCGCGGGGCGAAAAGTCGCCCGATGACGCCGATGCGCTTGCTTTGACGTTCGCGCGGGCGGTCCCGCAACAGATTCAGGAGTGGCAGGACGCGCCCCGGTACGTCTACGGGGCCGACGGGTGGATGGGATGACGTTGACATTGCGCGGGCTGTGGTCTAAACTCTGGAATCAGGAAGAAATGTCCGATAATTTGACGGCTCAGACGCCTTTGCGGGACGCAGCGAACTTCGAGGAGTACAAGTCGCTGAAAAACGCACCGTCACCGACCGACGTTAAACCAGCGCCGGCGTCCGAACCGAAAACTCCCTCCGTGCCACCGGCCAAACCGGCGGGCGAAAGCGCCGCAGCCCCGGAAGCTGCTGTAACTCAGGACCCCGAAGGGACTCCTCCACCCCGGACGGATGCGGAGCGCCGCATTCGCCAGCTGGCCGCCGATAAGAAGCGGCTGGAAGCGGAACTGGAGGAATTGAGGAAGCCAAAACCGGCAGCGGCAGCGCCGCCGGCAGCAGTGGAACAGCCGAAGCCGGCCGCCGAACAGCCCGCGACTGAAGATCCGAAACCGACCCGCAAAGAGACGATTGCACGGCTCGCGCAGGAACACCCTACCGAGTCGTATGAGCAACTCCTGGACCGGTTCGACGATCTGAAGGGCGAATGGGACCAGCGGCAGAAGACACGCGAAACCCAAGAGCGGCAGCGTAAAGATCAGGCGGAAGTGTGGCAGCGAACGCTGTCACAGGTCCGATCCGAAGTCCCTGATTTTGACGCCAAAGTATTCCAGAATCCGGCGCTGTTGATGCGGCCGGAAGCCTGGAGATTCGCCGCGGCAATGGGAGCCAACGGTTTGCGGGCAATTCACGAGATCGGCAGCGATCTTGCGGAATGCGCGCGAATCGCCGCGCTTGAAGGCCACGAGCAGATTCAGGCCGTGGCAATCCACTGCAATTCCCTCACATCCCAGAAAGGCCCCGAGCAACCGCAACCCGCACCGGTACGTCCTGTGCTGGTTTCCCGTGCTCCGGCGCCGCCCCGCAGTTTGGGCGGGATCTCTCCTGGGGAGCCTACAGCCCCCACGAATTACGACGAGTATCGAAACCAAAAGCGCAAGGCGTAGCGGTCCACCCGTGTTTCACACGAAACACAGGAGGGCCACACATGGCCAATCAGCTTTTGACGCGCCAGGAAATTACTTGGGACTCCCTGGAAATCCTGGAGAACAGACTCGTTATCGTTCCGAACTTCTATCGGGACCTCGATAAGGAATTTGGCAAAAAAGGCGGCAAGATCGGCGACACGATCTTTGTCCGCAAACCGCCCCGCTTCATCGGACGCGACGGCCAGGCATACTCTCCGGAGGGTCTGACCGATACCGAAGTGCCCATCACGATCAACCAGCAATCGGGTGTAGACTTCGAGTTTTCGAGCGCCGAAAAGTACCTTTCGCTGGACGATTTCCGCCGGCGCTACTTGGAACCGGCGATGATCTCGCTCTCAAACAAACTCGATTACCGCTGCGCCAGCATGGCGGTGCTCAATACCGCCAACTTTGTAGGTTCGGTCGGAACGACCCCCGGACTGAGCGGCTCGGATGCGTTCAACACCTACGCGAACGCGCGCCAACTGCTGTTCCAAATGGGATTCGACCCAAAGGGCGGTGAATGGTCGCTGGCCATCAACGCGCTGGCAGAGCGCGGCTGGCTGGACTACACCAAGCAGTTCTACAACCCGGCCGATAGCCTGTCAAAGCAGTGGAAAACCGGCCAGGTGAACAACGCTCTCGGGCTGAAATGGTTCGTCGATGAGAACATCAATGCGCAAACCATCGGCGCGCTGAATAACACGGCCTATGGCCCCTACCTGCCCGAAGTGACCGGAGCCAACCAGACTGGAACCTCCATCAACACGAAGGGCTGGCTGGGCGGTGCCTCGACCGGCATTGCCAACGTGCTGCTGCCGGGAGACGTGATCTCCTTTGCGGGCGTCTACGCAGTGAACCCGCAGAGCCGCCAGTCCACCGGCGTCTTGCAGCAGTTCGTAGTGCAGGCCGCAGTGACCTCGGCAAACAACGCGACCGCTACCGCGACCATCTCGATTCTGCCCGCCATTGTTCCGAGCGGCCAGTTCCAGAATGTGAGCGCCTCGCCAGCCGATGGGGCGCTGATCTCGGTCTATGGCACCGCGGCGTCCGGACAGGGCGCTCTCGGCGGCCTGACCACGTTGCAAGGTCTGCTGTGGGACAAAGAAGCCTATGCGTTTACGTCCTTCCCGGGCGACGTACCCGAGGGCGTGGATATGGGCTATGAGGACCGCAGCAAGGAAATCGGCGTCTCGTTGCGTTTCGTCCGCATCTTCGACGGATACCGCGACCAGTGGGTGAACCGGTTCGATGTCTATTACGGCATCGCGCCGTTATATATGGAAGGAGGCGTCCGAATCTCTCTCAGCTAACCGCTGGGATGCTATAACGGAGAAAAGCCATGAAAAACA